CGTACTATTCAGCGTCTGGATGACAACGACACGCCAATGGACGGTCGTTTCTTCATCATCCCACCATCAAGCCGTAACACGCTGATGGGCTTGGCTCGTTACACTGAGCAAGCATTCGTGGGCAATGGCGATGCGATCCGCAATGGCGAAATCGGCAACCTGTACGGTATCCCAGTGTTCGTGACTTCCAACGCCGACTTCGGTGCTGGTTCGTCGGGCGCTGACCGTATCTGCCTGATGGGGCATCGTGATTCGATGGTGTTGGTTGAGCAAATGGCAGTTCGCTCGCAGACTCAGTACAAACAAGAATACCTCGGTACTCTGTTTACTGCTGATACCCTGTACGGCGTAAAAGCTATGCGCACTGCTGCTACCACTGGCGCTGCCCTGTCGGCTTCGGCATTCGCACTGGCCGTTCCTGCCTAATTAACCTGCCCCTCCTCGGAGGGGCTTTAACCTATTAGGAGAGTAATATGGCTGCTGCTACTTCCGTAGTATCCCGTCGGGGTAACGACCAATTTCGCGGTATTTTTAGCGATACTTGGGTTGTAAGATGTACGCTGGACGCCGGTTCGCTGGTTGACGGCGCTGGTGAAACTGATACCATTGCCGTTCCTGGCGTGGCATTGGGTGATATGGTAATAGGCTGCTCTATTGCTGTCGATGCAGTTGGTCTTATCATCGAAGGTTATGTAAGCGCTGCCGGTGTTGTTACGTTGCGTGTTCAAAATGAGTCCGGTTCTACTGTGGACTTAGCTTCCACGACAGTTCGCGTGGTTGTCGCACGTATGGTATAAGGATTGGGGGCTTGCCCCCAATTTTTTGGAGATTATATGGCTACTTTTCGTTGCGTCGTAAGTGGTACGGTGATAACTTTTACCCAACAGCATGACATTGATGCAATGCGTGGGCATGAAGGTTACGTTCGCTTGGATGAAACAGACGAAAAAGTAGGCGAGATTCGTACTGATACTGCTTTTGCGCCGCCACAAAGACGGCCAGGCCGCCCACGAAAGATTCAACATGTCTGAAATTGATCCTCGCGAGTTTGGCAAGCTAGAAGCACAAGTACAAGCATTGCAGAATGAAGTACATGCTATGAGCGCCGATGTTAAATCGCTATTGGCCTTGGCTAACAAATCCAAAGGTGGATTTTGGGGCGGTATGATGGTCGCGTCTGCGGTAGGCGGCTTATTTACTTTCTTTGTAGATAGGATTTTTCGATGAAAAAATCAGCTAAAATTGGCAAAGTAATGAGTGAGTACAAAGAAGGCACGTTGCACTCAGGTAAGGGCGGCTCTGTTGTAAAGTCTCGCAAACAAGCTGTAGCTATCGCAATGAGCGAGGCAAAGATGCCTATGCGTGGGCAACGTACCTATAAGAATAAGGCAATGAAATGAAGGGCGTACCGCATTACTTGCCAAATGGCAAACTTTACACTGGCGCAACTCATAAAGCAGGTAAAACGCTAATGACAGGTGCAAAGCATACAAAAGATAGCAAAGTTTTAACTCATACTAAACCTAAAGAGTCAAAATGAAAACCGGACTTTACGCAAACATTAACGCAAAACGCAAGCGTATCGCTGAAGGATCAGGCGAAAAAATGCGTAGGGTAGGTGCTAAAGGCGCTCCGACCAAGGCTGATTTTAAAGAGTCGGCAAAGACTGCAAAGAAAAAGAAATGATTAAACGCGGCAAAGAAGAATTTGATGGTTATAACAAGCCTAAAAAGACTCCTAGCCATCCCACCAAGAGCCATGTTGTACTGGCTAAGAGTGGAGATCAAGTAAAGCTGATTCGCTTTGGTCAACAAGGCGTATCAGGTAGCCCCGATGGTAGCAAGCGTAACGAAGCGTTTAAAGCGCGGCACGCTTCTAATATATCGAAAGGTAAAATGTCTGCTGCCTTCTGGGCAGACAAAGTTAAGTGGTAATTTATCTACAGGCTTCTCCCCGCTCGGGATAGGTAAAAGCCATATCTATTAGGACAAAGAAATGACCTTTCTTGATATGGTTAATGACATTCTTGTGCGTCTGCGCGAGCCTACGGTTGTCACTACTGACGACACGGCCTATTCGCGTTTGATAGGCACAATGGTCAAAGATGCCAAAGTACAAGTAGAAGACGCGTTCTCATGGAACGCGCTAGGTACTTGGGTTGAAGTTGCTACTGTTGCTGGCACTTCGGAATACATACTGTCTAACATTGGCCCAAAATTCCAAGTAACAGACGCTATAAATACCACGTCAAATGTTGGCTTAATACAGATTCCGTTTTCTACAATGAATCGGTATCTAAACTTTACTGTTTCATCGACAATCCAAGGCATTCCACAGTTTTATAACTTTGATGGCGTAGATACCAGTTCAGCGTACTACGACGTAAAGTTTAACGTCTACCCTATACCCGACGCGGTATACACACTTAGATTTTCCCTGATCGCGCCTCAAGCTGATCTTATTAATGATTTTATGGTTCCTTTGGTTCCTAGTAAATTGATTGTCCAAAACGCCTATGCGCGTGCCTTGGTTGAGCGTGGCGAAGACGGTGGCTTAAATTCATCCGAAGCCTACGCGTTATACAAGTCCATGTTGGCTGATTACATTGCTTTGGAAGCTACACGCACGCCAGAGAACATGGAATTTATTGCAATATGAGCCAGCAAATTCAAACCTTTAGTATTTCAGCCCCAGGCTTTTACGGGCTAAATACACAAGATTCGCCTTTAGATTTGGCGTCTGGATTTGCTTTGTCTGCAATGAATTGCGTAATCGACCGCTATGGTCGTATCGGCGCACGTAAAGGGTGGGAGAAAGTAAATTCGGCTACAGGAGCATTGGCTGGCGCTGATGTTAAGGTAATACATGAGCTTATCCAGAATGATGGCACGCTTACCGTTCTATTTGCAGGCGGCAACAAGTTATTTAAGCTAGATGGCAGCAATGCCGTAGTACAGCTTACTTATGGAGGTGGCGGTACTGCCCCGACTATAACGTCTGATAACTGGCAATGCGCGTCGCTTAACGGCATTACGTATTTCTTTCAAATAGGCTACAACCCGCTTATTTACGATCCAGCGATCAGCACTACAACGTATCGCCGCGTATCAGAGAAATTACTACCGACACCCTATGTAGCTACAGTTCAAAACTGTAATGTTTGTATTTCCGCTTATGGTCGTTTATGGGCAGCTAATACTGCGACTATTAACAACACCGTCTACTTTTCTGACCTTTTGGCTGGGCATATCTGGTCTACTGGTACTGCGGGGTCGTTAAACTTAGCTAACGTATGGCCTAACGGGCCGGATGAAATAGTTGGGTTAGCTGCACATAACAACTTTTTGTTTATCTTTGGTAAGCGTCAGATTCTTGTATATAGCGGCGCTACTACGCCGTCCACAATGACGTTATACGATACGGTTGGGGGTATTGGCTGCATTTCGCGAGATTCAATTCAGAATACGAATACGGACGTAGTGTTCTTATCTAATAGTGGTGTGCGGTCTGTTCTGCGTACTATTCAAGAAAAGTCTGCCCCATTCCGCGATCTTAGCAAAAACGTCCGTGATGATCTGATGGGTTACGTTGCGGCTGAAGTTTCAGCCAACATAAAAGCGGTCTACTCTGAAAAACATGCGCTATACCTTTTAACATTGCCTACATCAATGGTTACTTACGCGTTTGATACGCGGGGGTCGTTACAAGATGGATCTTCGCGTGTAACTACTTGGGACTCTATTAATCCTCAATCGTGGCTATCGCGTAGAAACGGGGATTTGCTTCTTGGCAAAGATGGATACATAGGTAAGTATGGGTCTTATTTAGATGATACTGCTACATATCGTCTTAGCTACTTTACAAACCATGCTGATCTAGGCGATCAAAGCGTTACGTCTTTGCTTAAACGAATTGCCGTTGTTGTTATTGGCGGTTCCAATCAGTATGTAACTATTAAATGGGGCTTTGACTTTAGAGAAAGCTATGTTTCGCAAAACGTACAAATTCCTGCGCAGTTAGTAGCTGAGTATGGCGTAGCTGAATATGGTAGCAATGGATCTCCGCTAGCTGAATACGCAGGGGGCATAGCACTTAATACTTTGCATGTTAGCGCGACGGGTTCAGGCAAAATTGTACAAACAGGCTATGAAGCGGATGTAAATTCGTTTGCCATATCAATTCAAAAGATTGAAATTCAAGCCAAAAATGGCAAAACAAATTAAGGACTATTATGACTGATTACGTAAAATCTACTGACTTTGCTGCTAAAGATGCACTTGTGTCTGGCAATCCGGCTAAGATTGTTCAAGGAACCGAGATTGACTTGGAATTCGATAACATCGCCATTGCTATCGCGTCTAAGTTAGAGGCCGTCAGTGGGGGTACGGTAGTTGGCCCGTCAGGCGCTACAGATAACGCATTAGTTAGGTTTGATAACAATACCGGTAACTTAATTCAAAACAGCGCTGCTATTCTTACTGACGCAGGCGCGTTGTCTGGTGTAACGATGAATGGCAATGTCATTACAGCCGGTACAGTTGTTGAAGCTCGCCTACCCAATCAGTTTGATAATGAAAAACAATTCGATGGAACTGTTGGTATAGGTGGCGCTAATCCTTCATCTGGAAACTGGAATTTATACTGTAAAAATAACAGTGCTAACCCTGGCGCTGTATTTTTCACTGACAATACATCTGCGTACGCGCAAGTTAACATAGTTGGTTTAAACAAGACAAAATTAATCTTGTTTCAGAAATCTGATGACAGTACCATTTATGGCAATTACACAGACGTTGGTTCAATTCAAACGTCCGGCTCATCTACAAGCTATAACACCTCGTCTGACTATCGTCTAAAGACAAATGTCACGCCAATGACGGGGGCTATTGCTCGCGTAAAGAACTTGGCTCCCGTTCGGTTTAACTGGCTTTCAGACCTTACTGCGCCAGCGGTAGACGGCTTTATTGCACACGAAGTATCAGCAGTGGTGCCAGAAGCAATTACCGGCGTTAAAGATGATGTATACCCCGATGGCCGAATCATGCCGCAAGGTATTGACCAGGCTAAGTTAGTGCCGCTGCTAGTGGCCGCGCTGCAAGAAGCAATTGCTCGCATTGAAGCATTGGAAGCAGCATGAATGTAGACAAGGCACTGGTAGAGATTGGCGGCGATGTCACCCATCATTTTTCTGATGGGCTGTACGCCAAAGAATTCTTCGTGCCAAAAGATGCTGCGGTAATGAAACACATGCACGACTTTAGCCATTTGTCGATACTTGCTAAAGGTAAAGTTGTAGTAAAGAAGGGCGACAGTATTGAAGTTATTGAAGCCCCTGCTTGCATTGAAATTAAGGCGGGGCTTGAGCATGGAATCAAAGCGGTTACAGATTGTGTTTGGTTTTGCATTCACGCTACGGATGAAAAAGATCCAGACACAGCGGATGCGCTTTTAATTAAAGGAAATTGATATGCCAATCGGTGCAGCAGTTATTAGTGCGGGGGCTGGCTTACTAGGTAGCAGCATGGCTGCTAGTTCAGCACAAGCCGCCTCAGAAGCGCAAGCTAAAGCAATGATTGAAGCAGCGCGAATTGCTGCTGAAGAAGCCCGTTTTAGACCGGTAGGGATTACAAATCGTTTTGGTAGCAGCCAATTTAGCTTTGGCATACCCGGTGTTAGCGCACCGACTATTGACCAATTCAAGACGCGTGAGCAGCAGTTAGCTGACGCAATGAGAAATCCTG